AAAAGCTCCTCAAAGTATTTATTGGCAAATTCAGGATAGTAACCACTTGAATGTATGTGGGTTTGTTTGGCCTGTGTGTTTAGTATTTTAACAGTAGGGTCTGATTGTGAGTAAGTAGGTGCAATCGCCTCAGCCGAGTAAGCCAAAGTATTAGCCTTATAGCTTTCCTTTGTTTTTACCATTGTTTTAACTTCTTTAAGGAAAAACCACAAATCCTGTAACACTCCAAATCTGTTTACAAAAGTGACCTTAGTTCCTACACCGTATTTTGTGCAGCTTATTCTCTTGATGGTTAATAATATGCCGTCAACCGTTTTGCTTGTGTCTGTCGTGCTGTAAGCCTGATAACTGATAACTCCATCCGCAGCCATAAAACCTGCAAAACCTGAAAAACCTTCAGGAACAAATATTACAAAGTCATCGTTTGTAGCCGCTGTTGACGGTGTCTTTTCTGCTAACAACCACGTTGCTTGATTGTCTGCTCGGTTACGATATGGAATAGTAGGGTTAGTAAGTGTAAGTGCGGAAAAATCAACAAAAAGAGTATAGCCTTCGTATCCATCACCACCTAAACTATTAAATGGAGCTCCAAATATTATATCGCCTCCTGCGTTTGGTTCGGTGTAAAAACCTATGGTAGAAGTAAAAGTAATTTTTTGCGTTGTAGGAGTTGCCGCTGCATCATCTGATATTGTAAAGGTCAAGAAATCTCTGAGTAGCTCTGAAATTTCAAATGTTACAGGTACATTTTGTAAAGCTGGTTTTACTATTGTATATTTCAAAACCCCTCCTACATAAAGCAAAAGTTTAGCTGACTTTACATCACTTGAATTAATGCTTTTTTGTGAGAATAGTGGGGTTCGTAAACCGTAGTTTTTAATTGGCATAATTTATTTTCTTATTCCTAGTATTATTGCATTCTCAACATCTAACGCAAAAGACTTAGCTAATTCAGGAGATAGTATTTTTAATCCTTTTTCAAGTGGCTTAGTAAAAAACTTGTTACCTCTTAATCCTTGAGCGTATATGCTTTTTTGTAAAGCAAAACCCATAGACCGATTGTTTCCTTTTTGATATTGTCCTTTTGCGTTTCTAAATCTTATGTTCTTACTCTTTGCCCAGTTTGCTAGTATCTGCATAGGGGGCATTTTGTTTGTATACTTAAATTTACTGTTTGGGGCTTTCTGTTTTCCACCTTTTACTAGGGATGGATTTGCGCCCTTTACTCCTTCGTCAACGTATGCACCGTACTCTTCCATTAGAAAAGCCAACAGGAAGGCATCTGATTCAGTATCTAGCACATATTTAACAGAGTTATATAAGTCTCCACTACCCTTCTTGTCTTTGGTAAGGTTAGACTTTGCCTGTTGCACTACATACTTAGCATACTTGTTTAGAGCTTCTTCTATGTTTTCAAACTCCATTAGCAGATGTATATATCGTTGTAAATCATAACATCCATAGTAGCTGACCATCCTGCAAGTTGATTCTCAAACCTGTCATAAAAGGGAGTAAGGTTAGGGCTGCCATCTAGCTGATACATCTCTGTATAAAGTGTGCCCATTCTAAGGCGTTGTATTAATCTATTAAGCACAGCAAGTTGAGTATTCAATATATCTTGTACATCGTTATTTCCCCTAAACCTGTCAGCCGTTGGTTCTTTAGATTGATCTACAATATCACAAGCAAGAACTGTAATGTTAAACCTTAGCACCTGCTCTTCGTCAATCACATTATTAATTATAATATGACCAAGCGGAAATATGTCCTGCTTGTTTAAGTTGACGTCTGAGATGTCTCCTGTGGTTACTGTGTTTATGTTTTGGTCTTGTAGTAGCTCTGTTTTGATTGTTTCAGTTAGCTGATAAAAACCCCTTACACCTTGATTTGCCATTATTTAAAGTTCTTTTTTATTTGTTTTGCCTCTAGTTCTGCTTTTTCTTTCATATACTCCAAGCTATACAAACACGTATGCAAGTTTAATTTAGTGATATCTTCAACTCTTGTAATATTGCCTTGAGCGAGTCCTGTGAATAGGCTTTGATACCATCCCCACTTTCTTGAAAAAGATGACTGTGCATCGAGCTGTCCTTCTGATGTTGATCCAAATAGTCCAGCATAGTTTTCGATAAGTCTATCCCTAAATTGTATAAAAAAAAAACTGCACCTAAAACAATATCCACAGGTATCTCTGTCAGTTTGTCTTTGGTCGTTACATCGTAATCCTTAATAATGTATTTCTGACCTAGCTTTTCTTTAACAGGTCTGTATAGTACATTCATTGCTATATGAATATTTTCCCAATCACCCATATAAGTATCTAAGTCTATATACTCACCTAATGACATATCGTCAAAGTCTGGTATAATACCATAATCAATACCCCCTAGTTTAAACGTCCTTATAAGCTCAGGCTGCGAGTTTAACATATCGTTTAATATGTCTATAACCCTATTGGCACTTGAGAGCTTTAGAAGCCTTACTGATACAGCATCTAGATTGCAGAATATCTCGATCATCTTACATTGCAAGAAATAGGGGTCATCATTGTTCTCTTGTATTTTTAAGAACTTTTGATACTGCTTTAATGTAATCTCAGCAAGGCTGCTTGGTATGTTGATTTCAGCTTTCATATATATATAACGTGTTTTAATGTACAATTTTGCACTACCAAATCTAATAAAAAAAAAGGCAGCCATTTCTGACTGCCCTCTGCGTTAACTTTAGTGTAGTTTATTTAATGACGATTACACCCGTGTATCTATTTGCTTAACAATTTCGTCCTTAAACTCTTTGGCTAGTCTTGACCAATTAACTGTTTCTGAATGGTACTCACCGCTTACTACAATCTCTATGTTTTCAGGATCGTAAACTGCTTCGTAATCTGAAGGTGTATCGTAGTCTCCTTTGTCTCCTGCGTATCCTACTGAACCACTAACGTATACTGTTTCGCTGCCGTATATAAAATCAAATTCAAAGTCCATTTATAATGTTTTTTAGGTTGTTACTGATTTCCTTAGATTGAGTCTTTGCCGTTACTATCTGACCATTTTCTTCTTTGGTAGTAGTGCCGTCTTTCCAATTAATATGTAGAGTATTTTTCATCTTATCCTCTGTTTAAATAATCGAACAACTCCGACATCTCGGCTATTACTTCTTGTATTATCTTTTTCTGCTCTTGGCCTTTAGCGTGTACGTTCTCGAACGCTATTAGTGAACCTAAAATTTCTCCGTACTTGAATGCGTCTTTATTTGTCATCTGTTCTGTTTTTATAAATTTATAAAAAATTTGGCTCGTATTCCTTTTCCATCGTTTCGATTTTTAAGGTTACTTTCTTAATTGCATCCTCTAGAGTAATGGGCTGTCCCATCATCGTTCCTGCTTTTACTTCGTATTTTGCTAGGATTAAAATTTGCTTGTCTCGCATTGTGTCTATTTTTAGTTTCTTAGTGATACTCAAAGATAACACTATTTACGATATAAACAAAAAAATGAATAACTTTATTTTAATGGATAGTGTATTGCCCAAATCTAGGCTTGGATAGTATGGAGTATGTAGCATACCTACAAGGGTCAATAATATGATTAAAGGTGTCAACGGGTATGTTTAACAGCGCACCCGATTTATCCTCTTTCCACTTATAATTTCTGAACTCCATTATAGCATTAGAGGATGTGGATAGTATATTGATCTTGTACCTCTTGAGTAAATCAATACCTGCATTAACAGAATCCCTACCCTTGAGACTAGGAAAAATGTTATGCCCCATACGCCTTAGCTCTGCAATTAGTCTTGGCTCTGCACTATCTGCATATATTGGCTTAGGCTCTAGCTCTTCAGATAACAAGAATTTATGTATATCAGAGGTTGTCATTGCTGTTCTATATAGATGCTCCTTAACATAAAGGTTATGGTCTTTGGTATAAACAGAAACCAAGGTAGTAGGATCATTCGTGTACCCAAAATCCATTCCGTATGCGACAAGCTCTGCATCTTCAGGGACGTTATTGACTTCGTTATATCTAAAGACTGTGCTTCTACTAGCTGCACGCTCTCCTAATCCGTATATCTGCCAATACTGTTCGTCTGTATCTCTTAGGCGTTCAATCTCTAGCTTAATTGATTCCTCAATAAATGGGTTGTCTAGGTATGTAGTCCTGTGAAATTCACAATCATCTCTAGGTAACACCTTGTCATATATCCAATGGTATTCATCAGACGGGTTAAAGTCTAGCACTATACGTTCTCTTGTTCTAAATATTAATTGCTGCCAATCCTCAAAGAACAGCTCGTTGCCCTCGTTAATAAATAACAGATCCCTTTTGCGACCTCTAATCTTTTGGGGTTGATCTAATGAAACAAACTCAACTAGGTTGCCAAACAGATAGTATTCAGAATTAGACTTATTATGGAACTTTTCGCTGTATAAGCTATGAGCTTGTAGTATACCCATAAAGTCTCTTAGAACTGTCGCACGTAAACTTGGGAACGATTTACGGCATATAGTTACAACCTTGTCTCGATTCCTTGCGCAGTATTCAAATATAATCCACAGAACTATGTTGTATGTCTTGCCTGACCTTGTACCGCCTTGCTCAACTACAATCTTCTTATCTGAGTTTACAAGATGTTTGTAGACTACATTAGTCTTTATCTGAAGTGGAGTCAATTATCTCTATTTGGAAGTTAGTAGGCATTCCCTCTGCACCCGTTATCTCTTGACGTTCTACATAGCCTCTGTTCTTGCCCTTGGTTTTTAAGTAGAATATTGTGGCTGCTGTTGAGTTTTCAGATATCTGTTTGTGCAGTTGACTTTCAGCAAAATCTAATGCGACATTCTCTATGTCAGATACCTCAGCGGCAAATACCTCATCTTCCTTTAGCCATTTATAGTATGTACTTCTTGGTATGTCAGCTTTCTTACACGCCACAGTTACAACCCCTAGGCTTTGCTCTAGTGATTTCAGAAGGCTTTCCTTTTTTATGTGTCTACTTTCGTTCATTATTATATTTCTTTTTAAGTAGTATTTGATTCTTTGTTTCCCACGCTTGACTGTATTCTTTGTCTTGGAATAGCTTAGAAAATCCTGTAATGTGCTTGAGCTTTACTAGCTCCTCTACGGACATCCCTAACTCATTACAAATGTCAGCATCTAGCCAACCATTCTCTAGCATACTAAAGACCATAGAAGACATCCCTGTAACGCTGTGCATACCTCTAGCTCTATTGTGACGAACCGTACTTGCCATTCTATCGTTTATGTTTTTATTCAGAACCACTATTGGCAGTCTTCCTTTGTTTCTATCTAGAATGTCTTGGTTGCTTTTACAGGTAAAGTATCTGTGAAATCCATCTATGATAATATACTTCTGTTTTTCTTCATCAAATATCGTGACAATAGGTTGAGTATATCCATCGTGCAAGATAGAGGTGTATAAAAGCCCCATTTCTTTTTTAGCTACTGAATTAGGATTGTAGTCGTTTGGTGACACCTCTTCTATGTTAACCCATTTTACTCTATTTACAGGCTGATCTTTGAGTGGTGAGATTTCGTGCATTAATTCCTTAATATCTTCAAACAATACTATTTGCTGTTCTTCAGTTAGTTTGTTTTCTGTAATGTATTTCTTGATTTCAGCTATCATATAAGACCTTTTATGTATTTATCGTATTTTCTGTTTACCTCTATGTTACTTGCATCTATTTTGCCATCAACATATTTCTTAACTGTGTTAAAATATTGAGAGGTCAGGAAGTTGTTTAGCTTAGTAAAATCCCAATCACTAGACAATATCGTATTGATTATGGTTTTGTATACATCGTTTTTTATCAAATCGTTTATGATGTATTTTTTTGTTTTATCTATTTGCTTAAATAGCGCAATCCTATACTGTTCTTCTTTAATCAGGTTGTTGGCGAGGTACAAAGCATACTCTTCCCAATCTTCAAACATATAGGGCAATTCCTTTGGACATCTAAAAGCATCGGTTTTCAGATGTTTTATAGAATCACTACCTGCAACTCTTGAGCTAATTTTGTTCCAAGTTTTTGGTTCAATCTCTTGTACTAACAAAAGGTTCTGTATTGAAGTCTCGTGGTGTAGGTTTGATATTCTCATATCATTTATTTTAACACCGTGTTTATACATTTCGTCATAGATCTTATTGTACTCTATGTCGTTGTCGTTTATGTATTTCCAAACATCTTTGATTTCCCAATCGTATATAGGATAGAATGTATAGTGCCCTAGCTCAGGAGATAGCTTCTTGCCATAACAAACGTCTTTATACGTTAGAGCCGAGGTTAATGACATAAGTCTTTTAGGAGCTTCCTGTGTGCGTACACCGGCAAGATAACAAGTCTTTTTATCCTTATAGTCAACTTTTATTATTGCCTTAAATAAATCGTGAAACCTCTCAGTCTTGTATTTGTTTACCTTGATACTTATATCATCTTGTGGATGTAGCCATTGATCTTTTTTGTTTTCATCCCAACAGTAAGAATAACGATGTTCAGTAGAGGCGTTGTTTGTAATTACAATAGGCATCTGAAACCATAGAGGCTCAACCCTTTTGTCATACATTACTTTTTTAACATAGTCGATTGTTCCTTGCCATTCAGCTTCTTGATCAATAAACAAAACCTTTAGCGGCAGTCTATCTCTTTTGTCTGCGACCTCTAGTGCAAGATGTAAAGTAACTGTACTGTCTTTACCACCTGAGAATCCAACAATGACTTCTTCAAATTCATCAAAGAAAAACTCAATTCTCTTAAGAGCTTCTTGATATACATTGTTTTTGCTATAAAATTTCATAGTATAATTTTGTTATGCCGTTTTTGTATCTAGCTTGAATCTTTGCACCTTCTTTTAAGTGAGTGTTTAATGACATCTTGGTTGTGTTAGCATCAACCTTTTTAATTTTAGGTCTGTTTAATTTTAGCCATTGAAGTCTGTACCTTGTCATTCTACAAAGTAGTCCCGTTCTTCTTTCTGACTTAATTACATAAGAGCATTTCATCGTTGCGGTTCTTTCGGATAACTTTAAACCAAAGAATGCAATAGGATCATCTTCATTAAACACTACAAAGAACATAATATTACCTGAAAATAGTAACCCTTCTTTTTTTGCAAGATGCACTAAGTCAGGACATACAGAGGTAATGTTATGTGTTTGTATTATAGTCATTAGGTTTTTGCTCTATTTATGATTCTGGTTTTTTGTATAGGATTACCCATAGTCCAATATTTATAACCGTTGGCATAAAAGTAAACATACTCTTTTTTAAAAAACCTCTCTTTAATTCCATACATTCTTAAATGCACAACAATTTTATCAAACACCTCATCGTTTATCCAATCTTGCCTTGCACTCCAATCGTGTGGAATCTTAGGCATACTCTTAGCAAAGGTAAATTTAGTATCTACTAGAGCTTTGGCTAGTTCTTGTTCTTTCACCTAGACTCAACATTAAACTCGTGATAACAATTTGGGCAAAGACATTCGATAAAGTTTTTATTGACTTCAAGGTTTTTAGCATCAAGCTGTTTTTTTCTCTTGTCATATTCTTCTGAAGTTAGCTCTTTGTTATCTGAGCTAGGATTGTATTCGGGTGTAAAGTCATTGTCAAGTGATGGATTCCATACGTCCATTCCCCAACTTGTAAGTTCTTTAGTGTCCCAACCGTTTGCTAGTATGTCCCAATCCCATTCACCAAAGCCTACATTGTCTTTAATAATAAATTGTTGTATTTGTTCTTTTGTTAGATTCTCAGCTTTTATTATATAGACCTCTTTTAAGCCAAGTTCTTGACAGGCTTTAAATCTCATATTACCACCGATAATTTTCATATCGCTATTGACAACGATTGGTCTTAGCTCTAGCATTTCAGGAAATTCTCTAATGCTTTTAACTAGCTTTTGAAATTTATCCTTTTTGATTGTTCTTGGGTTAACAGGGTTTGAGAAAACCTTGTTTATTTTAACTTTTTGTATCATTTGTTTTTCTTTTTAGGTGTTCCAAAAGCTCTTAGCTTGTTTGCTTTTTTTGCCTTGCGCTGATCTTTGAGTTTTTCAAAGTATTCGTTTTTTAAATCGTACTCGTATGGTATAAACTTCATATTATAAATATTAAAAAGAGGGGTCAGATTGTATTTAACCAAAAGTGTTTCCCTTCAAGGGATTAATTTATAGTAAACTGCCCCTCTCTTTAACAATGTATAAGGGGAGCATTTTAATCCTTGCCTACTCCTAGTACAAAAACTGTCCGCACTCCCCTCAT